TCAGATTGTAATATTACATTCTTGAACCTAATCTACTTTCTAAGTCTCTTAATTCATCTCTTTTTGATGTATAAGTTCCAAAGGTGTCATCTTCATCGTGTGCGCCATAACCTTTTTTAAGTCTTGCCATAATTGAACTTGCAACTTCATTTGGTTTTTCAACAATAAACTTAGCTAATGTAATCATTTCGTCATTCCCTTTTTCAGAAAATTCAAAAGTTGCGAATATATCATCAAGAATGCTATTGATTTCTCTTCTATCGTTTTTGTCTTCTTTGATTACACGTCTAACAATACGTGATAAATCTCTTTCAGTTAATCTATTTCTCATAATAATATTTTTATTATAAATATATCGTTAATTGAAAAAATTATTTAATCTCAAAAGCACATCTCATAATTTTTTTTGTTTTAACCGAATCTTCGAAGTTTCCAATAACAACACCATCTTTGATTGTGAATGCGTGTTGTCTGACAAGAACAAAGAATGTTCCTTTAGGGTTTTGTTTGATGAAAGTTCCAACTGTCATTTGTCTTAATTTGGTTTCTCCTTTAATTGTAACATTATAAGACAAAGAATTAATCAATGTAGAACTTTTTCTAACCCCAACAGGATAAACTTTTTTGTAGTTTACAGTCGTTCTATTGTCAGCCATTCTTACAAGTTTACTTACAGTCCCATAAGTTCCTTTTTTTGGTTTTCTACCAAATTTCTCAGCAACGTACTTATGTGCGTTGTCATATGGAATGTCAAATGCCGATGCAAATGCTCTAACGACGCAGTCGGCTCTTTCTGATTTTGCAATCACAGATTCTGAATAACCTTGGATTGCTTTTGATGTGGCTTCGTATGGTAGTTTGTTTTTCATAATACAAATATACGAAAAATATTTAATTCAAAAAAATCTGATAAAATTTTTTATAAAAATGTTTGGTGGTTTAAATAAAATAACTATCTTTGTATTGTAATCAGTTATTAATCATTTAAAAAATTAAAGTCATGAAAAGTTTGTTTGTAAGTTTCTTGTTTTCCGTTATTAGTTTTATTTCATTTAGTCAGAGTGTTATTCTTGAATATAAGCAATTTAATTCTTTCACCAGTGATAAAAATTTTAATGTTTTAACACCATCTGAAGTTTTACAGAACAAAGATATTAAAACTTACCAAAGTGAGTTATGTAATATTAAGTATGAAATTATGATAAATGAAAAAAAGATTTTAATTTTTAATCATGGGGATTTAGTTGGTTGTGAATATTTGAAATCTTTTGAAAAAACGGATAAAGAAATAAAATTTTCATTTTTAACTCAAGATTGGTATGAAACAGAAAAAAAACTTACATCATTTTTGGTAAACCTTAACACACATACAACATTAGTATATAGTAATACCGAAAATGGTTTGGTTGGTCTTATGATAAATAATATGGGAGTTAGTGAATAACTCCCATTTATATTTTATATATTTATTCAATTAAAAATTATTTACCAATTTGCGCTTTCCAAGTAGACCTTAAACTACCAAGACCGTCACAAAAATAAGAAACAACACTGTCTGCTAAATTTTTGTTCATTTTAGTCAAATTGGCACTCCTAAAAGCTTGGGAAAAATTTTTGTTCGATGCCACCCTACCAATTTGTTCATTGGGTTTAGATTGAAGTACGTTACTCATAACATAGTGGTATGAAGACATATTTGCCGATTTCAAATCATCCAAATCTTTTGTAATTGCAGCACTATAAGCTCCGTTACAATTAACAGTATAATTTATACTACCGGGAGTAACGTTGGGGTAAGCACTAATACTTAAATCTAATAGGACATAATCTCCACCACTAGTTCCAAATTTTATAGATGAAATCGTTGCCTTTACCGGTGTACCTGTAAACTTACTTGCCACTGTATAACTACTACCATAACCAACAGTTAAAAGTTGGTTTCCTGATGGGTCTGTTACTGAAAATTTTTGCCCTTGGGTAACTGCCGGTCCAGGAGCTGTTGCGGTTTTTGCACTTTTGTCCAAGTTTTCAGGTTTTATTGCGTTTGTCTTAACCCAATCAATGTCTTGTTGTTTGGTTAACTCAGTCCAAGTTTTACCCTCATCTCTACTAGTGTAGTATTTGTTCCCTTGTACTTTATATTTAATTTTACGACCATCACCTTCCCAATTATAAATTGCCTGTTCTGACAAATATTGTCTTGATGTAGCGTTTTGATGCATATTAAGTATTCTACTTTTTTCTTCTTCTGAAATTAAAAACTTCATAATCATTTTGTTTTATTTTTTATTATTTAAATATAAATATAGAGTTGAATAAAAAAAAAAACTAATAAAGTTTTTTTTGGTTTAATTTTTATGTGTATATTTGTAGAAATAATCATTTAAAAAAATAAACCTCATGAAAACACTACTTTTAACATTCGGTCTTTTATTGTCCACTTTAAGTTTTTCTCAAAAAATTATAATTCATGTTTTTGAAAAACAAGAAATGGTTTGTGAAAGAAAAACAACTTTGGATTCTGTCTATTCAAGTCCTGATTATAGTTATGATGTTGATTCCACTTATACACGTTACGTGTTAGATTTGGATGAAAAAACTTCTACATACTTTGTTAATAATGTAGAAAAAAGTGTTCTTCCAATTGAATACGAAGATTTTGGTGATGATGTTTTAAAAGTTAGTATTCTTGAATATGGTTTTGATTATGGTTTGTTGGTGAATACAAAAGATGAATCCGTAATGTGGTATTGGTTTACTGATTACATGACAACTGTGAAGAAAATTTCAAAGTGTCGTTTTGAAAAAGCCTCTTAATAAAAAAACCCCGTCTTTTCAGGTGGGGTTTTTAATTTGTATTATTTTTGACTTGGTGTCGATTTTTTATAATTTTGAACATTATTGTTCATTTCAGTTAATTTAGTTTTTAGTGCGTCCATGAATTTTTCTGTTTGACCTGCAACCCTAAAGTTTCCTTGTAATCCATTTCCACCCATAAATATTGAAACCATCTCATCAATATTTGTAGAAACGTTGGAAGTGCCTTTGAGCCCTCTCAGATTTCCGTCTGGCATTTTTGATGCCCCTGTTAAATAAACATAATCTTGATTTGCATCATATCTTATACTAACAGTAATATTACCATATGATAATTGGATAGTGGATGGTTTTTTTACTGCGGTATTAGGAGTTGGTGCCTGCTCATTAATAACACGTCTAACAATACGTGCTAAGTCTGATTCTGTAAGTCTTATAATTCTTTTCATTTTTTTTGTTTTTTATTTATTTTATTATTTTTGAGTTGGGATATATTCTTTTCCTTTTTTTATTAAAATCCCTCCCATGCTTTGAGTTGTTGTATCAGAAAATTTAGTTACAATTCCTGTTGTGTGAATCCCTAATTTTGGTGTTGCTGAACCAACTATCAAAGTTCCTGTTAAATAAGCGAATCCATCTCCACCTATTACAAATTTTTGAGCCCCAGTTGGTCTTAGTGTTCCTTCACCAGCGGTTCCACCCAATTCTATACTAACCAATTTATATGGTAAATAAGATGGGTTTTTAGTTATTTCTTTTACGGTGTCACGACTACTATTATCTAAAATTCGAAAAGTTGTTAGATAATCCGATTTAGCATAAGCCTCTTTTGCTGGAACATCTACAGTTGCACCTTGTTGATTTTTTATTTTCTTATAAGGTATAAAAATTTCAGGAGAGTTAGTGCTTTCTTCCATCAAAAAATGTCTTGATTTTTCTTCAATTATTCTATTTTCCAACATCAAGTTTGATTGTTGCATGTGTCTAATTTTGCTATAACTTCTATTCATAATTTTATTATTTAATATATAAATATACCAACAAACAAAAAAAGGTGTTGTTTCCAACACCTTTTAATTTTGATAAGTCGCAACGGGATTCAAACCTGTGACACGTCCATAAATGGATTGCTCTACCAACTGAGCTATGCGACTTATACCATCTATTAACCTACCTTAATTATAATTCATTTAATTCTGAAGATAAAGCTTCTTTTTCTTCATATTCAAAAAATTCTTTCATGTATTGAAAATAATCTTCTGAGTTAATAAAATCATAATGTTGTTGTTCAAATATTTCTTCCATAATTATTTTTTTTTTGTAGTCCCATCAGGGTTCGAACCTGAAAGATTTCTTTAGAAGAGAAATATGTTATCCAATTACATCATGGGACCATTTCAATTAATTTATATTACAAATATATAAAACTTTGTTTAAATAAAAAACCCCCCAATTAAAAAAAGGAGGGTTAATTAAATTTTATTTAATCTTTATAACCCAGATTGTGTTTTTTCAACTGTTTTATTTCCTGTCGCACTTGTCATTTTATATTTACTGTTTTGAACATCACCTTGTTGGTCGTATTTGGTTACTTGTTTATATTTTGAACCATCGTCCGCAGTACCTTTAGTAACTTGTCTTCCTTTTTTACCTTTAGGATTTAATATCTGACTTACTGCTCTTTTTGCCTCTTCTTCAGTATTATATCCATTCCCACCATTTGTGGATAAAAGTGTATTTTCTTTTGGTATACCCATACCGTTGTTTCCCCACGAGCTGGCAACATAGAATTTACCACCAAGGTATGAAGTCAATCCTTCACCACAAGTATCACCACTAACAGGGAACCATTTCATATAGTTCAGGTTTCCTTGTTTTTCATACCTACATGCGGTTTTATTTAATTTTACGATATATATATCTTGACCATAAAAATCATTATCTAAACAATCATTGGGGTTAATACATTTATATGGTCCAGATACTTTTACTGATTGTTCGTTGAGTATGGGTTTTTTAAATTCTTCATGTAGATTTAAAATTCTTATTTTTTCTTCTTCACTAATAAGAAACTTTCTCATATTACATTCCAATAATTAATTCATCAGGATTAAATCCTCTTGAGCCTTTAATTTTATCTTCCATTTCATCATACATATATGATTTAACAACAGCCAAAATTGATTGTTCTGATTGAGCAATTTTTGTTTCCATCCAATCTTCCAACTGCTCACCTTCTTCCATCATTTCCCACATTTTATGTGCCAACGTTGCAATTGTAAAAAGTTGTTGTTTTGCCATGTAAGAACCTCCTTCATGGTTTTCTTTAAGTTGTTTTACAACCTCTTCAAGTTGTTCTTCTGTTATAATGATTCTTCCCATACAATTTTTTTATCTCAACTTTCTTTTTAATTCATCAATTATATTTTCTAACCTTCTAACTTGATGTTTAACCAAATCTTTGGCTTCCTCAATTTTTCTTGAATCCCCTCTTTTTGTTGCGGCATCTAATTCATCTAAAGAGCCAGATACTCTTCTACATGTCCCTCTGAAATCTTCAGCAACTTGATTTATACTTTCGTTAATTGTTCTTTTAACAATTTTATTTAAATCAGATTCACTTAGTCTAACTATTTTTTTCATTTTAATATATTAATTTATTTATCACCAGGTTCTGCAAGCCCAATATCTTGGTTTCCATCTTGGGCCAGGATTATCGCAATTGTGTCTTGCTCTAAATGAACGTCTCCTTTCAGGATTGTTCTTTTTAATCACCATTCGTTTTCCTTTTGCTGATTTTCCACCAAACCCAAAGTTCACTTTAACAACCTTTCCTTTGTCGTTTTTAACGTATACCTTGAACTTTTTGATGTCCCCTTGCATAATCTTACCAAGTTGTACTTTTCGTCCCTGATACTCCGCCTCATGTAGCAAGTTTATTTCTTCAACATTTCCGTAAATGTCTTCATAAATAAAATCCTGATGGAATGATTCTTCAATTAAAATTTTTTTAATTATTGATTCTATATTCATAACAATAAATATATCATTAATAAAAAAAGGTGAAGTCTCCTTCACCTTAATTTTGGGTCGACACGGTTCGTGCCAACATCTCTCCACCACTTTGTTTTTATAGAACAAAGAAACTACCCCTCCAATTTAGATTTTGCAACAACAACTTCAGCCATGGTTATGTCCTTGTTGGTCCCCAAAACTAATGACTCTTTTAACATATTAAAGGGAATATGTATCAAGAAATCCTTCCCATTAAAAGTTGAAAAGTCTTCTTTAAGAGTCAGTGATGAGTGAATCATGTTTAAGAATATTTTAAACTGAATCTCATCAACAAAAGTTTCATTTAACAGTTCCCCGTGCTTAGGGTGAACAAGTAGTATATTTTTAATTGTTGCCATATCTTCTACAAATATAAAAATAATATTTCAATATTACAAATAATTCCAAGTAATTTTTTTAACTACTATTTCATCAATATCTGATATACCAAAATATTTTAATTCTTCTTTAATTGTTGCGTCGATGAATCTTCTTATGTATCTATTTGCACTTCTAGCGTGATTTTTTTGATATTGAGTTGAGTAAACCCAATAATCACATTTCATATCAACAATCACATCAAATTCATAAATGTATTTTTTGTAAGTGCGATACTTGTTATATCCGTCTGAATATTTTCTAATATTTGTTATTTTGACAACAGTGTTGTTATACTCACTCCATTTATATAAATTAACTAATTTAAAAATGTTTTTACACAAAAATTTTTTGATTAATGATATTTGTTTGTCTTTTACTAATTCTCTTTTTTCCATACCACAAAGATATATAAAAAAATGAATTGCACAAAAAAATGGATAATAATATTTTACTATCCATCAATTTTTTTACCGGTGGCTCCATTAAAAAAAAACGCTGAGATTACACGTTTGTGTGAGAACCTTTAGAGTCATTATTGTTTCTACTCTTATCCACCATCTTTTGAATGGTATTTCTCAGTGACGATTATTTAGGTGAATCACTCCTTGAGGTCTAAACTACTCTCTTATTACTCAACTCTCTTCGAGGATGCCTCCCCAACTAATCCTTGCGGGATTAGAGGTCTTTTGTAAAAATACACTCAGCCTTGGGAGCTTTATGTGCCGTGAACAACTCACGACTATGTAGTCACCTTTCGATTAGACCTGACGGACACTTTTCCTTATTTAAAATTAATAGTTAATAATAATTAAGTTTTGTGTCGTGGATTGTGAAAGTAGTGGTCCGTCACGGGCTCTATTATCTTTTGAACAATAGAATACACAACTACTCTCTGAAATGTCCCCATTTCCATATTTCAAGACTACTTCGAAACTAACTCCTTGGTGGGAGTCGGTCAAGGTCAATAACAGCACCACCTGTACATCAACATACCTTTCGGTTTTAAGTATCCTCTAATAATGGAACTCGCAATAAAAGTGTTGGAACACTTTGTTTTGCAAAATTCCTACGAGTTATTCCTATTGGTGTTCCCACCTCAATTAGACGACCCACATCGCCCAATCATCTAACCACTTTCCCTACAGCGTTGCCCTCGGTACTAAAGGTTAAACGGTATCCCGCTTGTGTACTCGACCTCGATTATCCGAAGACAACCAAGACGCAAATCAATTACACTTTTGATTCACTTTATCCCACTTTCGTGGTTTATTTTAATGGACCATACACGGCCCATTGAACTCTTCGTTTCACAAATTTTAAAGAAAAGGGGGTTAATCTTTTTTTTTTAAATTTTGTTTGAACAATTTGTTCGTTTTAAATTTCAAAGAACGTTTGTGATTTGAATACTGAGTATCTTTCATCACCTATAAGTTTCAAATCTTTTACAAATTTATGTATTTAATTTGAGACTGTCAAGTTTTTTTTAAACTTTTTCTACAAAAACATCTTCAGTTCCGTAGTAGTTTGCTCTCACACTTGCAAAGACTTCATTTGAAGTATAAAGTTTTCTTCCTTTATCGTCAAAATAATAAAAAATCTCTGAAATGTTGATTAAATCTTCACTCATACTTTCAATTTTTCAAATTATACAATGGGTCGTTTCCCAATTGTTTTACAAATCTAATACTATTATTTTGATTTGTCAAACATTACAATAAAAATTTTTTGATTTTTTTGTGATAAATATAAATATATCTAAGTTTACAAAAAGTTACAATTCAAGAAAATAAAAATCTTTTACGTCATCTGAATAGTGTAAATCGTATCCTAAATTTTTATATAAGTTTTGTGCGGTATTGTTTTCTCGATGAGTAATTAAAGTACAATACTTAAATCCTTCCTGTTTAGATACATCGTGAGCCAAATTCATAATTTGTTTTCCAAAACCATTTCCTCTAAAATTTTCATTTACATATACATCGTAAATGTATGTGGTGTTGTCCCTATTAAAAAAGTTTTCATCACAATTTTTTTTGCACCAACTTTTTTCTTCATATAATCTAGGTATGTCATAATCTAATTCCCACCCATTATCAAAAGATACTACATTCGCATAACCAATTAAATTTTCATCTAAACCCATAATTTTGATTTTTTTCCCAAAAGTATTTTTAGTTTCCCCCTCAAATAAAATATTAGTTGGAATCTGACTACTTTCAAAAATATTCATCATAGATTTCATTCTTGATATTTCTTCGTGTAGTTTCATTTTTAATTAACTATTTTCAATTTTTTTATTTAAAATATCCACAAAAGTATTTTTCATATCTTTTACTAAATCCGAATAAGTTCTTTTTGGTGTGTTTTCCATTTCATCTTCAAAGTTTATACCTTCTCTTCTTATCTGATTAAGAGCGGCTTCAATTTGTTTTTCTGACAACTTTCTAAATCTTAAAAGTTTTTGTTTAATGTCTTTAACAAAATTATTATCTCCTTCGTAATTTGCAATCGGTAATGTTTCTTCAGGTAAATCTTTAGTGTATGGTTTATCATATCCACTATATAAGAAGTTTATTCCTGATATGTTGGTAATACATTTATGTCCTCCTGAATTTGCTTGTAAAAAGTCATAACCATTAATAGTTTGTTTTTCAGAATCAAATGAAGGCATTTTACCATATAATGCCATCATATCTTTTGATGTGAAACCAACTGACTCAGGTGTCGCCTCTCTTTCTGAGATTCTTTTAATAATTCTAAAACTTAGTATTTCTTTTTCTAATTCAGGTCTAAACTTCTCTAAAACCTCATCTTTAATTTCACCTAAGTTTATACCTTTAAGTGCTCTTTCTTCTTTAAATGGGTTGCAAGATGCTTGAACCATACCGACTTGCCCACCAAGACCAGTCACTAAAAAGTCAGCGTCAGGGTGTATTCTAAATGGTACATATCTATCATAAGAACCTTTTCTCATACTACCAAGACCAAATTGTGAAATAACATTTCCTGTTTTTTCTATTGCCCCTTCTTTTTGTCTTGCTTGTAAGAATTTTTCTTGGTTTTGTGTCATGGTTTCAATAGATGCAAAATCTTGGTCTTTTGCCATTTTTTTGATATTAGTAAGAATACTAATTAATGATGGTTTCGAGTTCATTACTAAACTTTCCATGAAGTTAGGATTATTTTTATAAGCCAAAAGTAACTTATTAACCACCAATCCCATTAACATTTTATTTTGTTTTAATGAACTGTCTTTGTCAAATTTATATAAGAAGTTCATTACCATTTCTGGAGTTATTTTATTAACAGCAAAGTTTGCAGAATCAACAGTTGATATTAACATTATATCGTCAGATGGGAATATTTCTTTAGGGGATATAACTTGTGATATTGTTTCAACATTGGACCTTGCGTGTCTAAAACTTGTTGCAGTATCGTCTTCAACGCCAGCTTGACTATCGTGATGGTCTGTATGAATAACAAACATTGGTTTACCGTGTGCAAAATCCACAAGTACTGGCATCACATCACCCTCACCTTCAGGTTTTTTAATTGCAAATTCTTTTGTTCCATATTGAATAACTTCGCAATCAACCACATTAATACCATTTTGTTCCAAATAGTTTTTCATGGCAATTGCAGTTGTAACACCATCTAAGTCTTGATGAAAATAAATTTTAGCCTTTTTGTATCTTTTAGCAATATTTTTAATATCTCTAATTCCTGATTCTTTAATCAGCATTCTAAATTGACTTTCAGTTATAATAATTTTCATATTAATAAATACCAATTAAAATAAAAAACCCACTATAATGGTGGGTTTTCTTGTAGAGTTTCTAATGTTTTGAAGTATTCAACTCTTGTTCTTGCAATATTTGTATAATTTTCACTTAGTTCTATTCCCAACCATCTTCGGTCAAGTATTTGTGCGGCAACTAAACTAGTACCACTACCGGCAAATGGGTCCATAACTATATCGTTCTTGTAGGATAGTATTTTAATCGCTTTGGTTGGAATGTCCATTGAGAACGTTGCCTTGGTGAGTGATTTAGTATCTGCAAAGTAATTCCACTGACCAAACACGAGTTCCATAAACTCTTTCTTATCGTTTTCTTCATAAACATTTTTAGTTCTTACAATACCATCTTTATTTTCAACCTCGGTGGGGACCCCTTTCCATTGTGGTTCTCCTTTAACTTTTTTAATATGATGTTTTTTATATGCCAAAATAACACACTCTTTTGGGTTGTAGATATAAGGTGATGATGGGCTCATCCAAGAACCCCAAGCTGTAGTTTTACTTCTATGTGGTGATTGTTCTTCAAGGTCGACAATACCAAAAAAACCAAATCCAATTTCTTTCATGATTTGCCACATTTCAGAAACAAAGAAAATTCGTCCACCTTTTTTCTGTCTATTAATTTCATAAGGAATATTGAGACTTATTCTACCATCGTCTTTTAATACTCTGTACGTTTCACTTAACCACGCCTTTGCAAACTCAACATATTCTGTGAACTCAACATCATCTTCATGTACGTCATAATCAATTCCCACACCATAAGGTGGGCTTGTAACAACCAAATCAATACACCCTTCTGGTAATGTCTTCATTACCTCAATACAATCACCGTTTATTATTTTTCCAGTTTCTATCATCTTAAAATATCATTTTTATTACTTCACTAATTAACATCCATGTCATCATTAACCAAAATAAAATTATACATCCCGCAATAATTCTATATCTTCTTTCTATGTTTTTTTTAATTTTCATACTAATTGTGCTATTATTTGTGCTAATTTATATCCCGTAAATGCTCCCGCTGCCGCTGAACCAGGTAATACAACGAATTTACCTAACATGGTTTCATATTTTTTTCTATTAACAATGTAAGAAATCAATACGTAATAAACAATATAGTTAATTAAAACCATAAAGTCCAGTTCTTTTGCCGCAAAAACTACTATTGAATTACCTAAAAATCCCCACATAAAATTTATAAGGGTTTCTCTTAATAATTCGTTTGGTGTTGTAAGAGCGTCCCAAACATTTATTTCTTTATCAAGACCTGTTTTCTTTTTCAAGCGTTTCGATGTGGTGTTGAAGGTACCAAAGGGCTTTTCTGAGGTCTTCAAGTTCTTTGTCTTTTCTTTTTTTTCCTGCACGTGATATATATTTTACTGTATTTCCTAAACTAAATCCCAAATCCCAAGCATCAATAACCTTGATGGCTTCGTATTCATTATTTTTTCCTCCATAATGTTCTGGATGATTTACCTGTTCTTTATTTTCCATTCTATTTCCAAAATAATTGTATTATTAAAATTCCTATCGCCAAAATTAAACAAACTATGGTTTTAAGTGTTAGTGGTTCTTTAAAAATTAACCAACTTAACCATGTAAAAACAACCGCCCCAACACTAAACCCAATCAACCTTGAAGGCCACATTTGACCATTAAACGCTATTATCATGTTTTTTACAGAATACATAAATAACATAGATATTGGTATTCCCATCAACACGGTTAACCAATAATTATTTTTTATCCATTCATATTTTAAAGGTCCTTGAAGTTGAAAGAATGTTGACACTTGAGCTAAAAAACCAAAGAAAATCCCCACTAATAACGCCCATCCATTAACCATTATTCCTCTTCTCTGTATTCTTTTAACAACTCTTCATTTGTAACTGTTCCGTATTTACCGCTCAGTTCATCTACGTTTATTTTGGTATTCATTTTCATGGTAATCTCCATTAATGTTTCCGTACTTTTAAGTGATTTTATAATTTCTAAAACAACTTTATATGAATCAGCGTTAGATGCCGGTCTTCTATCTTCAATATACCCTTTCCAATTTTCGGCGGTTGATTTTGGGATTCTAATTGATGCCCCTCTATCACCAACACCATAACTATATTTTTCAATTGATTGTGTTTCGTGTTTTCCTGTAAGTCTTAAATTATTTTCAGAACCATAATTTTTAATATGGTCATGATGTCTCGAACCAAATGTATTGAAAATTGCCTGAAAATATTCATATCCACCTAGTGTTCTCATTCTTTCATTTGAAAAATTGGTATGCATCCCTGAACCATTCCAGTCACCTTTAATTGGTTTTGGATGTAAAATTATTTCATAGTTGTACTTTTCTGAAAGTCTATGTAAAAAATATCTTGTCATCCATAAATCATCGGCAGCCTTTAAACTTCCTTTAGAAAAAACTTGGTATTCCCATTGTCCTAATGCGACTTCAGCATTAATACCTGTTATTTCCATACCATACATTAAACATAACGCCATGTGTTCCTCAGCAAAACCCCTTCCAACAACATTATGTCCAACTCCACAATAATATTTTCCTTGGGGTTCTAAATGTGGGGTTTCGTGGCCTAAGATATTATTTGTTTTTGAATTTTTAATAAAATATTCTTGTTCGAAACCAAACCACAAATCTTCTTGGTTTTCAACTTTTGACCTAATGTTTGATTCGTCGGGTGTACCGTCTGAATTTAATACTTCACATAAAACATATACCCTGCTATTTTCTAAAGGAAAAGATTTTTGAGTATAATATCTTACAGGTTTTAATATTTTATCTGAATTTTCTGTGTTTGCTTGATTTGTTGATGACCCATCGAAACTCCATTCTGGAAATTTGAACTCATTCACATTTGTATTAATTTCTTCAACTTTTACTTTACTTCTAAGGTTTGGTTCTGGAGTATATCCATCTAACCATACATATTCTAAGGTTACTTTCATTTATTTTTATTTATATATTCAATTATTGTTTTTTCATTTGCCCCATCCTTGAATAATCTGTAAACTTCTTCAGAAAACTTATCCGTTATAAAAAGTGCGTCTGCTTGAAGATACTCAATTATATGATGTTGATTTTTTAAAATTTGTTCTTTGTTAAGAAATCTTTTATTAAATCCCATTACTCTTTTTACTTTTTAAGTTTAACAAAAAGGTTCTCACTTGGTTTCCTAAATCTAAGTCGTTAGGGTACTTTTTGACCATACTTTTAATCTCTTTAATGATTTCTTTTTTTTTCATATCAATAGTATAGTTTATTAAATTGTTTTTGTCAAATTAACCTTATTTATAATTTTAGATTGTTGTATAAAGTTTAACAATTTTCTTTTGGTCAAAGGAATCAATGTCTCATTGAATGGAAAATTATCGTCGTGATTTACTTTGAATAGTATAAGTTCTCTATGAACTTCTTCACTACTTAAATTTTTAATTAAAGTTTTTTTGTTTTCAAATAACTCCGAAGTAATTTCTTGGTTTTCAATCTCACATATTTTTTTAATGTAGCATTTAACATCAGGAAAATCCTTTTTAATTTCTTTAATTACAAATTCGTATAAGTAATTTTTTTCTTTGTTTCTAATTATAAAAAGTCCTTGTTTGTTTTCAATTTTTTTTGGGTTCTTTAATACAGTTAATGAAATACTATCATTCACCAACTCCCAAATTGCCTTTGCATGGTCAAAAAAGTTTTGTAATTTCTCTGATGAATATTTGCTTATTCTATATAATTCTAAGATTTCTTGACCAGTCATTGGTGGTATTTCTTGACTAACTAAATCTGATAATAAAATTTCTTCATCTTTTTCTTTTAATTTTTTTGTCAATGACAGATATTGACCTTTTTGTAACACTAAATTTATATTAGCCAAATGAAGTGACAACAATTGAAAATTTGGATAAAGTTTAAAATCGTTTAACTCTTTTTCAATTTTTTGTAAATACCCTAATAAAATATATTGTTTGTGTTCAAAATCTACTGGCTCTTGAAATACCCAATTTGTCTCCATGTATAAAAAATAAGAAAAATATGTTGGTCAGTAAATAAATTAATTATATCTCATTACAATAAATGGCTCTCCATTTACATAAATTTCATCGTGGTCACCGTCATAACTACCTAAAATATCACCCCAAGAATCATTATCAATTATATAATCTATTACAGCCTCCGTATCAACATAATACAAAATTTCATTTTTATCAAATCCTTGGTCAGATAAAAATGAAACAAATTCATCTTCATTATCGTCAACATAAGATTCAATTGCCGATTCTATTTCGTCTTCGTTGTAATCACCTTCTGGGTTTTCTTCAACGTCTTTAATTAATTCTGTTATATCATCAATTTCTTCTTGGATGTTATTTTCGGTTTCGTCATCTAAATCTTCATTATTTATTCTTTGTTCTAATTTTTCAATTTTTTGTTTGTATATATTTACAATTTTTTCTTGTTGTTGTGTCAAATCTTTTTTAATTCCCCAGTTTTCAGGGTCATCATAAAATGATTCTGATATATAATCTCTTAAAAAACCCCTAACCGACTCATTATCTAAATGGTCTTCCCAAACCCAAGAAGCAAATGCTTCATATCCAAGTTCATCTATTCTTCCCTCGATTGAACGTCTGGCAGCACTTTCTATTTCATCTTCACTAAATACCATCCATTCTGTGTCTCTACTTTCTTCACCTAACCAAGTAAAAAAACCACCACCGTAATGTGTGTAATTTTCAGGATAAATAAAATATTTGTCCTCAAGAACTTCCTCCTCACTAACGCCATCGTCATAATAAGACAATATACGTTGATTTTCTAAATGTTCGTATAACGCCTCTGTTCGGTAGGATATTTTTTTTCCATTTTCAATATTCCAATCGTTTTTCTTTCTTAGTTCATCTAAATAATTAAGTTTTTCTTGAAGTATTTTTTGTTGTCTTATATAATATCTTTTACTATACCAGTCTCTAACGGTTTTAGCTTTACTTTCATCAAAAACATCAACGTCACTATAACTAATATCTAAATTTCCTTCAATTTTAGAAAGTGAGTCAAGATTTTTAATTTCTTTGTCGTATTGTAAATCTAAATCACCGGTGATTATAATATCTTTATTTTTGTAATATTTTTTTAGTAATGCAACATCACTATTGAAATAGGGCAAATTTTCTTTAAAGTCTTCAGGTGAAATCCTTATAACATTTTCAATCTGCTCATAAATGACTCTTTTTATAATTTTTTCTAATGACATATGTTATAAATATCTAAAAAAAGAATTGATTTATCTTTGAATGAATATAAATTACAATATAAGAAAATATTTATATTAAAATAAACCATTTAAAACTTTAAGTCATGGGATGCGGATGTAAAAACAACCAAACACAAACTCAAACACAAACACAGACTCAAACACAAACACAGAGTCAACAAAACACACAGTCTGTTAAGAGTGCAGTTACAAAAATTGTTGAAAAGTATTACAACAAAAAATAATTACTATTTAACTAAATTTTTTTTTTACATAAGATTGTAAAAATAAAAAGTTAAATATTAATAATGTCACAAATTGAAATTAATAATCTTTTAGATGGAAAAAGATTATGCAACACACTAGCAAATATTCTTGTAAACAAATTCGAAGAAGTAACTCCTGGATGTAAGACTGAATTAACGGTTTTTAATCACAGGAGTTTTTTCATTGTTAATGGTTTTACAACGGCCAAACAAACTGTTAATATTCTTGAAAGTTTTAGAAACTATTTAAGTGAATTTAAAGATAGTAGGTATGAAACGGTTAAGGTAATTGACATTATTAATTTTGTTGATGTATTAAAAACAAATCCTATCAATTTGAATTTTACTTTCGATAAATTATCAAAAAAAGTAGAAAAAAGTCTTTTAGGTTTTGTTGATAACTTTTTTGATAGTGGTGTAAAAATTAATTTAAAATTTGACTACGATAATAAAATTATTCTTTTTAACTCTGATTCTGATAATAATGTTTTAAGTAATGTTTTAAGGTTAGACTATCCAAATTATAAATTAATTGAATTTAATTTTGAAAATTTAGAGTACCATTCTGAAAGAAAATATGGTTTATCTAATGGTATTGAGAAATACTATAGTTTTTTAGGTGATTATATTTCTAACCATATTTTTGCAAAATCGCTATCAGACAATTTAAGTTTTTCGATTTACAGTGATGAATTATATATCAACATTAATTCAGAAAATATCATTTTTAAAATTAACAATAATAATCATGTGGTTAAAACTGAATGGATGGAATCAATGATTTTAGATATATTTCCATTTGACGAAAAATCTTTATCTGATACTTTTGGAAATAAAAATATCGAAGAAAAAATAGAAGAGTTAGATTTATTAAACGAGATTATTTTATTCTGATACATAACTATTCGCTAAATTGAAGGCTTCTGTAATGTCTTGATAATCATCATCAGGAGCCAACAATTTAACGTCGCTATAGTTTTCGCCAGATTTATCTAATGTCATGAATATCATTGCAGGAACAAATTCATTTTTTTTTGCACTGACAAATTCTTCGTACTCGTCGGCATATTCAAAAATATCTCTATCGATAAATGCTACTTCATTATTTTGAAATAATTCTTTCAAATCTGTACAATGTGGACACCCTTTCATTGTAAATAAAACAATAACTTTCATATATTATCTATTGTAAAAAATTTATTTAAACCAACCAAAAGAATATCTATTCTTGATAAATCATCAGTCAGAATGTTTATTTTGTATGTTGATTCATTTTCAACTTTTTGGAAATAAATTAGTACTTGGTTTTTACTCCATCTAATAACTCCCTCTAAATAATAATGTTTTTGGTCAAATAAGGAATTGGACCATACCACAGTACCTTTTTCCATTAAAGTTATTAATCCTTGAGAAGTTATATTTCTAGTTTTTACGGAGTTGGGTCTTATACCGCTCTCAAATAAACTATTGAAAGTATCGTATACATAAGAAGGTACAAACTCTATTTTATCCATAGTAAATAAAATAAATATATTATTATGGAAGTAAATCTTCTACAAAGTCCAAATACTGATAATCTTGATGGTATAAAATATCATTTTGCCAATTCTGTAGTTCAGGTGTTGGGTAATTCCAATGTGGAGTCATCGCAATTACTCTAGTCCCTTCGTGTTCCAAACTTTTGAATGTCGACTCTTGCTCAACAGTTTTACCATTACGATACTTTTTAACCATTTTTGGTAATTTTAAAGTTCCGAGTTTGTAAAGTAAGTTAATATTTGCAAGTTGAATTTTAGCGACTTGTGAAAACTCTAACGATGGTGTTTCATTAAATCTAGCTCTTTCTTGAACATTCAATATTTCATCTATTTTGTATCTATATTCCACAGTTATTCTATCGTCACCATCTGTTGAGTCTTTACGAATTGAGAATATTAAACAATCTGGTCTTTCTGAATACCCTCGAACACAATTTCGTTGGTGTTGTGATTCTTTTTCATAGTCCGCAGTTTTTCTTAAAAGAACAGGATAATATGTTTCACCTTCGTGTTCGATTGGTGTTTCTAAACTATCTACATCACCATAGAATCTTTCAACTTCACCTTTTCTGTACGATTGTAAAAGGCGACTGAACTCTTCATGTTCTAAATTAAAACTACTAATGTTTGTGAATTTGAATTTAACATCTTCTCCAAGATTCATTAAATTTTTTTTCATCTCTAAATGGTCAATTAAAGTTCTCCATTTATAATGGTCAAAATATGGCATCAAATCTAAAATTCTATCTTTTTCTTTTGGAGTTAAAGGAACTAATGTTCTACTCAAGAAATATTGATTAAATTGTTCTTTATCTGAATAAAAACATTCAAAAGACCCACCCATTTGATTCATTTCCATTGGCATTGTCTCATCACCATAGTATGATTGAAATACTTTGTTTTCAATTTTGTTAAACCTATCAATTCCCAAAAGATTATATGTTAGATACAATCTATCAAAATCAATCCATTCCATTTCATTAAAAATCTGTTTAACTTTTGACCCTTTTAAATTTAGTTTTTTCATTATTGAATCAACCAAATTCATATTTGATGATTTTAAATCTTTCTTTGGAATAAAAAAATAAGTGAATTTTTTCCAACTGTTTGGAATTTTAATTCCATTGACCAAATAATATGTTAAACTATAAAATGACTCCGGTGAATCCCACTTAAAATCCTGTGGATTTTCAATTCCTAATTTATCCCATATTTTTTCTAAAAAGAAAATAAAATGATTTTCAGGTTTTACGCTTTCATCAACATGAACACTTCTTAAAAAACTTCGAACCGCAACATAAGTTGGATTAACTTTCATGCGAGCTCCCATTTTTTGTTTTTTCTTTGTGATAAATGTTCCTGAGTAGAACAATTTAGTTTTGAAATTAAATGAAAAATATTCTGTTGTTTTTCTTTCAACAAAAAACTTACCTCCGACTCTTCTTTGCTTTGTATATAATTGATACTTTAAGGAAATTTTATTTTCACTTTCTTCGATAAAAAATCTATATCTTATTCTAAATACCGACGCGCAAGGGTTCCCGTAATGTTTAACAAAATCATCCTCAGAAAATAGTTGGGTGTCGGTATAAAACTTTTCTTTGTTTTTTGTAAAATGAACTGACTCATAACTGTTATTATGTTTTGAGTCAATATCACAGAAGTTTTTATAAAGTTCAACTCTGTAATTCTTTTTTTCAATAAACTTATGAAATGTTTTTCCTTCTACTTCTAACATAGTACAAAGATAAATAAATTTTGGAAATTAAAAAACTAATTCAATGAAATTTTTCCCATATGGTGGTCCATAAAATTGGAAACCACATTATTTAAGGTGTTTTTTTTAACCTTATTTTGAATTTCTAAAATCACCTGAATCATCTGATTTCTTGTTGGTGCTATTTCTTTTTCTTCTTTTTGGTTTTTTTCGGCAATTTCTCTAATTTTTTGATAAAACTTTGAGCCGTCATTGTCACCAATTAATAGCTTGAGTTGGTCAGGGTTTTGTGTAAAAAACTTGACAAGGGTTGTCATGTAAATTTCTATATCGACATTATTCATATGACAAATTTAATAAAAATAATTTATTCAGTAAAATTATTAAAGAAAAATATGTAAGTCAGATTCTTCAGGTAAATCTTTTAAGTCTTCAGGTAATGCGTTTGAATTACTATTTTTTAAATTAATAATAGACAACTTAGGAAGGTCTTTGATACAGTCTGGTAATCTCTGTAAATTAGGATTGTCAGGTAGTGATAAAAACTGTAACTTATTTAAATTACATACCGATGGTGGTATTGTGGCAACACAACCAACAAAGTGAATTGCTGTTAAATCTGTAAAATTACCAATTGTATCAGGTATATTTAAATCCAATTTTGAACTTTTAGCAATAAACTCAAGTCTTGTTATGTTTTTAGGTAATGTTGTGAAAAATTCATCAAACCCATAAAGTGCAATAAATTTAGATGCTGAATCACTTGGATATTGTACAGAAACTTTTGTTCCTCCTGCAGTAGATAAACCTTTCATAAACTCAAATTTAAAGTATTCTTTCAAACCTTCTTCATTAGTATTTAAAAAGTCAACTAAATCAATTTGTCTATCTGCTGGGTCCATAAATTGATTAGATGGGAAGTGGAATTGGTACCTATACGCCGGAAGTCCAGAAACTTCACCATATTCTTTATCGGCGGTATACTTCATTCCTGAATTTGGTATAACCACATATAAAGGTCCATCCTTGATGTATCTATCAAACCAAGTAAGACCTGGTGATGATGTACACCATCTTGTTTCACCTTTACCAGGTTCTTGATATGAACCTCCGTAGAAACATGCGGCATCTTTACCTAATTTACCGGTGTCTGAAATTCTTGCAACTGTCCAATTTTGACCTCTATAAACAATATCAGCTCCAGGGTGAGCGTAAGTTTTAGAAGCTTCTTTCTTTTCAGTCGCACTTGCTTTAGTTTTTTCTAAACTAAAATCTTTAACATAATCATATAATGTCTCAGGTGTTAATTTATTAATATCTCTTGCTTCTTGAGGTAGTCTATTTTTAAATCTTTCAAACTTTTGTAAGTCTCCAGTTACTTTATACAAGTCTTCTAAGAATAAATCTTGGTATTGTTTAAGTGCTGATTTATATTGTCCTGATTGTGGGTCAGAAACCATTAGTGGGTGGTCTGATGGTAATTTAGGTGTCACAAAGTTTTTCAACAACCACTGAGCGTACTTACCAATTTTTACCTTTTCCATATCTTCAGGTTTCACTGAATCAATATCCATACCTTCAGGAACTCTTGTTGTTGGGTCGGCAGCAATTAATGCAAATAAAGTTTCAAAAGGCATAATACCTTTTTGCCCCCTTTCTTTTGGTTTAACAAATTTGTCAAATAAAACTTGAAATCTTGAACTTTCAACTATTATGTCTCGTAATATATTAGTAAATCTAATCGCCATCTTTTTAATTTTATATATAAATATTGCAAATTTTAAAAAAAATAAAACTTAGTAGTTCATAATGAGTAATTCTTCACCCATATTTTGTTTTTCTCCTTTCTTGGCGGCGGCAGCTTTTGCAAACTCTTTTTTAACCCAATTGTATTGGTCTTCAGGAAACCACTGATGTAATAAGTCAAAATCGTAATATGATAATGAAAATTTACCCTGAACATTATGTAAAACATTTGCCAATCTTTCGTGGTCTTGTCTATCAAAATCATGATTAGAGTAGTAATTCTCAGTTTTCCAATAAGGTGGGTCCAAATAGATGTAAGTGGATGGTGAGTCGTATTTATTAATAACGTCAGCAAAATCCATATTTTCTACATCTGTAATCTTTAAAAAATGGTCTACCCAATCAGGTTTTGATAACTTATCTCTAAAGGTAAGATATTTTGATTTATACTTCCCTTTAAGGTCAATAAAGTTAGATGTTTCAGGTTTTGACCCACTAAATACTTGTGTTAGAATATAAACGTATTTGGCTGCAACCTCGTAATCGCCAGGTTCTACGCTGAAACCTTCATTAAAAACTTCAGCCTGAAAGCTTACAAATTGATTTCTATAAATCTCAGGAGTGATGTCCACACCTTGTTTTTGACAATCAATAGAGTTAATTGCTCGTAACAATTCAGTTGGGTTTTGAACACACTTGAATAGATTATAGTTCAGTGGATTAAAATCATTATAAACCACTTTTTTAAGATTCGGGAACTGTTTTAGGTCCATATTATAGAAACACCAAAACATTCCTCCAAAAGTCTCTAAATAGACCTCCATATTTTTATCGTAGAAAGGGACTATCCACTTTCCAATTTTACTCTTACCGCCAATGTATGAAACCAAAACTATTATTTTTTTCTATATTTATTTTTACTACTAATTATATTAATAACCTCATCAAAGATAATCTTTTTTCTATTTAAAAACAAGTCCGTTTCAGAATAAAACCCATTGTAAATCTTTTCAATATCTGACATACCTGCCCACCCAACAAATTTATATTCTTTATTTTTTGGTCCGTAAAGTTTATTAACATTAACTCCAAATAATTTACCCATCCTTTCATTTAAAGTATTTATGAAATTAACTGACCCACCAACAATTCTCAAGTCCCCTCGTTTAGAATTATCTTTTTTGTCTTCATTTATTCTAATACACCCATCACCATCAAAATATCCTCGTAAAAAATGTCTTTCAAGATTTTCATCAATTTTAGGGTAACTTATTGTATAAGTTTTGTTTGGGTGTAATCCAATCTTTTTTAAGTCATTTATCATTTTCTTACTTGAAAACCCGATTTCAGAAATTTCTCTATGATTACTTCTCCATATTTCAACTTCACTATCTAATAAGGATATAAACTTTTTTAATATATCTTCATCTTTATTATGAATTTTAATATTTAATTTATATCTATATTCTTTTGGATTGTCAATTAAACATCCATCAGCATAGATAAAACCAAGAAAATAAGCCTTATCTGGAGTATCAATCGTCTTAAAATAATCTTCATTAAATTTTTTTCTTATCATAATATTCCTTTACTAAATCTTGAATGAATTTAGATATACTAATATTTTCATTTTTCATTTTATCAAACAAAAATCTATCTATACTAATACCGTATTTAACTTTTTTGTTTTCTTCATTTTTTTTTGGTCTTCCAAGTTTACTCATATATTATAAATATCAATATTATAATAAAAGTGCGTTAATAAATAAAAATAATTTTGATATTTATTTTCAAATGATTAATACATAAATTATAGGTATGAAAAAAGAAAAAGCAACAGAAGTGGAGTGTAGTATTTGTAAAAAGGGTATGTCCAACTCTCAAATTTGGATTACTATTTTGGCGGTTTACATGTTAATCGCGGCGGTCTACGGAACAATAGAAATCGTTAAAAATATAATGTCTTTATTTTAATATATTATTAATTTGTTCTCTTTGTTCGTTAGTTAAAGTCAGATTATTCTGTATGCTTATTTTTATGTAAAAATTACCAACAGCACCATCAACTTTATATCCTTTTTTGAAAAGTCTTAATGGTTTTTCAGTATCAAATCCTTCAGGTAGATTTATTTTTATATTACCATCAGGGTGAGGTATTTCAACTTGGTCGTTTATTAATAAGTCTTTGAAATTTAATTTTAGATAATAAATCAAATCATTTCCTGATTTTTCAAAATTGTTGTGTTTCATACACAAAACTTTTAAAATTAAATCGCCCCTACCATATTTAGGTATTTCATCCCCCATACCTCTCATTCTCATAAAGTCACCATTATCTACATTGTTTGGTATTTGTACATTAAACTTGCTGTGGTTAGAAATAACCCCATTACCATAACAAACCCCACACGCGTCAATTAAATGTTCACCAGTCCCTTTACATTCGAAACAATTTGATTGCATTTGTGTTTTGAAAAATCCCGTACCAACTGTTTGTATAATAAACCCTCTACCTGCACATCTTGTGCATGTTTTTTTAGTTCCACCAGTTCCCGTGCAACTTTCACAAGATTTATTTGTGTCAACTTCGATTGTTTTTTCCACACCTTTATAGGATTCTTCAGGGGTAACTACTATTTCAATAATTTTGTCAGCCGGTTTAGGTTGTCTTTGTGAATGTCCCATCATTTCCTCAAAAATTGACCCGAACCCACCATTTCCAAATGGGTTTCTACGTTTCATGTCGTAATCACTTCTTTTATTGTCGTCCTTTAAAATATCATAAGCTTCAGAGATTTCTTTAAATTTTTCTTCACCGTTTGGGTTTACATCTGGATGGTATTGCTTACTTAGTTTTTTATATGTTTTTTTTATATCATCTTGTGTTGCATTTTCACTTACACCTAATATTTCGTAATAGTTTTTCATAATGTCAAATTATATAATAGTTCTTTTTAAGAATAGGAAAAAAAGAAAAATTATCAAACGTTATTCTACAGAAAAAAACGCCATGTCTTTTTTTAAAAAACTTGTAAAACAAAATAAAGAAATAGTTTTTGATAAGAAAATAGAAAATGCAACACCAGTCGATTACCACATTGGTTTACTAACAAATCAATCCAATGTTCAAAATACTTTACATTTTGTTGATGATTTGGGTAGAAATCATGTTGCAAACTTACAGGATAAGGATTACGTTTTTATTGATATTGAAAAATACAATGTGGAAGAAAAGATATATGATTATCAACTTAAAGACAAAATTAGTTTTTCAGATTTTTTAAAGGAGTACTGTAGTAATAATGAGTTGAAAAACATCTTTTCATTAAACAACAAAATATGTATACAGATAAATGAAACTATAAGTCTATTTTCATTGAAAGACATTGATGAGTCTTTTAGGTTTTTAAATATTTTAGAAAAACACTTTTATGAAAATTCAAGGATGGATGCTATTATTGTTAGGGATGTATCAAACGCACAAAGAAAATGGATTTACAGCGTTTTAGAAGAGATGGGTTTTGATAAGAAAAATTTATACAGACAAAAAACTACTTTCTCAAAAAGGTAAATTCAACGTTTGAAATTTGTATCGTGCATTTTTTTTCATTTTGATTCAACATCAGATGTTGTAATAGATTAGAAAAGGTGCCTTCATCCAAAGACACCTTTAATTCAACTTTTTCATTTTTGATAAATGAACTTTCAAGTAAATCTGAAATTTGAGCCAGTTTTTCTAAATCACCCCTAAAACTCTCTTGATTCTCTGCCATAAATTCATTTTTTCTTCTTCAAATATTGTATTTCTTATATCTGAAGGTTTAAACATTTTTATTTCAGAAGAAAACTTTTTTTTCTCTTCTTCGTTAATCTTGTTTGATTTTTTTACTTCCTCCTTCAAGGATTCCATTTCCCTCAGAAGCGGGTGTAAGTTTTTGTTTGGCTCCATTAGTATTTAAACTTGTTAATTCATTTGTGTCAAACTTTAATGTTCTTAAAGTATCTATATCCCCATTTTCAAATATACCTTTCAATTCTGAAACTTTCAACTTAAATAGTCTTTCTTTTTCTTCTCTTTCTAAATTAGTTGATATTACAGCATCGATTGTTTTTTCAACAATATCAATTAACGGTGGATTATTTTCACAAACAAAAGATGTGATAGTTCTACTATCATTATTTTGATTTTGTAATATTTCAATTCCTTCAGGAGCTCTTTTAAGAGTCGACCATGTCGATGGGAAAATCATATCAAAAGTTACATAATTTTTTAAAATTCTAACAGAGTTAAGATAAGTTGACGTTTTGTTAATAAATTCACTATAAACCATTATACCATAATTAAATAAGTTAATACATATGATATTGCAATACCATAATATAGTTGTTCATATTTTTCAAATTCATAAGGTGCTGGTGGATTTGAATATACTGACCTTACGAAACTAAATATAAACTTTGTTAGTAATAATATAGAGAAAATAAAACAAAAAAGTAATAGATAATTAATCATTTTTTTCTTCTTTACTGTGGTTCAAAATTTCAGTTCTTAACTGTTGTGTTAAACTTTTTAATTGTTGGCAAGTTTTTCTAGCTCTAGTACCTGCAGACTTATTACCGCCATAAAATTTTGTTGTATCAACTGAAAGTTCTTCAATTAATGTTTTGATTTGTTCTAAAGTTTCCATTTAAAAATTTTTATACATTTATTTTTTTTAATTTAAATACGTGGTTTGTAATGTAAAGACTAATCAATCAGTTTTACAGACCTTTCTAACATCTTATATATTTCGGTAAAAATTTCTACGTCTGATTTACTTTTTGGTGTTTCTAAATCAAACATATGATTAAAAAATTTATCTACCGTTTCTTTTATTTTTTTATCGTTTTGGTTATAAAACGTATCAAAAAAGAAATTCTCAAAGAATAAAATATCATTTTGATTAATATCAAATTCTATATTTTCTTTTTTAAAATTCTCGATTGTTTTATTTAGACACCAAACAAAATGTTCTTTTTTTTGTTGTTCCGTCATTCCAGTTTTGGTTTCTAACAAATCAATGTCTTCCTCACCTAAATATGTCATTTTTATTAAACCATAAAAGGAAAAACAAAAGTCTCTAAATAGTTCTGTGTATTCTGGTATAATATTGTTTGCTAAATACCAAGCAACAATATCTTCTTTTTCCATAGGTTTTGCCAACCAATCAAAAAAATTCCCCATGTTATTACTAATAGACATGGGGAAAATATAGTATAATTTTATTAGAAATGAATTTTAATTATTGTGTTTTTCTATCATAACCAATTAAACTTTTCATTTTTTCCATTTCGGTCAAAACATTTTGTTTGTCAGTGGATTCTAACTTCATCATAATTTTGTCAGCACCTGACTCAGACCCACTCTTGTCAGTAACGACAGGTTGAGGTGCTTTGTTATATGCTTTCTTTTTTAATTTTGACAAATAATTATTTTTTCTTACTTCATCTCTTTTTGCGTTCACAGGAGTTTCTACTGCATTTGCCCATTTTGGATTATTACCTGTTTCTGATGAACCTTTTACATATTTAGATACTCTTTCTTCATTTGGTTCAAAAGTATCGTAATCTAAGTTTTCTAAACTTGCCGCTGTGAAGTTAGTTATATATTCATCAACCGCCTTAGATGGTACGTAAGCCATTTTATCCATTTTTTCAAGTTCTCCATTCCCTTTGGGAAAATTCTTTGGTGACATTTCGTATTTACCTTTAGAACCTGTTTTTAAATAAGATTTCATTTTTTTAACAACACTATCAATATAGTCCTCTTCTTGTTTTTTAGATTGACCTAATGATGATTTCAAATATGTATCAGATTTAGTTGCTTTTTTTCTTTTTTCTTCTAAAACAATATTCTCAATTAAACTTATCATTTCATTTTCTGTAAAAATCAATCTTGACTCTTCAACTTTTGCCTTTCCTTTACCTGGCCAATCTTTTTTTGCTCTCTTAGCAAAGTATAATTGTCCCATTTTTTCTCGACTTGAGCTTGGTACTTTTTTACCTAATCTTTTTAATTCTGAATTTCTTTTCTTAATTTTTTTAATTTCGGTGTCTATCTCATCAATTGTCATATCTGCATACTCACCAGTACTTTTAACTTCAACATCCCCTTTCCATTTTTCAGTTATGTATGACTCTTCAACGGGGTAAGTTTTGTTTCCGACTCTAAAAGTTTTATCTCCTCTTTCTCTTGCTGCTGATAATGCACCTGAAAAAGCATTTCCTTCTTCAACATCTTCTTCTTCTAAATCCAACTCATATAAAGTTTCTTCTACTTCTTTTTTCATAGAACGAAGTGCTTTAAAGTCTGCACCTGTAATTTTACCAAATGGTTTCGCTTTATCTATTTTCCTTCTACCGTCTGTAAATCCACCATATTCTTCATCTAAATAAAATTCATCTTCATCATCACTATGTCTATATTTAGTTTTGTATGATGGCATGTCACTAGAAATTCTTAGTTCAGGATAATATTCTTCTTCATCATCACCATAGTTTGGGTCATACATACTTCTGTCTTTATAATCTTCGTCTTCCTCTCTGTTTCTAAAAAATCTTTCTATATCTTTTTTTGGTATATCTCGTAAATTTTTACCTCCAAAAAAAGGATGCGAATCATCCATTCCTCCTAATTCTTGTATATCACCCTCATACATTCCTCCACATTCCATACATTCTCCTTCATACATTTTACCACCACATTCTGAGCAAACTTGTTTTTCCATATTTTTATTTTCAAATATTTTATTTTCTATGTCAAAAATTCTATTATCTATCTCTTCAGATATAATTCTTTTTGTTATGTTTTTTATGTAATTTTCCATAATAATAAATATTACCTTTAATGGAAAACTTAAATATAGTCTATAAGAATTTTTAGAATTTCAGATTCACTTAATCCAGTTCTATATGATACGTTCTCAATAGCCTCTTTTAATTTTGATTTTTTCTTAGTTTTTTTAGGAGTTGACTTTGTCAATTTAGTATTAAAACCACCCGTTTTACCAAATTCTAAAGCGTTTATATCTCCCTGATTACAATAAGGGAAAGTTTTACATTTTTCTTTTGGTTTTACAAATAACCCACCAGGTAATTGTGTTTTTTTAGACGGTCCCCAACTATTTAAGTTTTTAGCCAAAAAAGATGCCCCTTCATATGAACCTGAAGACGCCGAACCAGTTGCTTCAGTTGCTTCTATTTTTTCAACATCTTCCTCTTCGTTGAAATTCAAAGCGGGGGCAAAACTTCCTGCCGATGCCGCTCCCATACCTTCTTTGGTTTCTTTTTTTGTTTTTTTGTATTCTTTTTTTGCTTCAGTATCTTTAGAAAACAAACTAAATATTGGTCTACTAATCGTTGAAGATTTTTCTTCTATCAACTCTCTTAGTGCGTTTTCTATTAACTTTTGGTGGTCTATATTTTTCACTTACTTATATTTTTAAATTTTTAAATGTGCTGGTCCACATATGTTTTTGTCTATACATCTCATAGTAAAATTCGGTAAATGCCTTTGTAATATAATCAGTAATGTCCCCTTTTATTTTTCCGTTTCTAATTTCTTTTCTTATCAAATCAATCATTTGATTTTCAAATTGTTTAAGGGTACTAGAATTGAAAAAGCTTTTGATTTCACTTTTAACAATTTTTTCTATTTCTTTTTTATCTGATTGTGAAAACGGCATGATTAAAAAATTAATAGTCCTGTTAATGTTAGTATTATAGAACCTCCAACTACCTGTATGAATGTACTTTTTACTTTATGTTTTTTAAATTCTTTTCTTAACCTTTCATTTTCGTCTGACATTATTTTAAACTTTTGTTCGGTATTTGAAACCAATATTTTGTTTGTGGAGTCTAACTTCTGCCAACTTGAAATTGATTTTTCCATATAAAAAACCTTGTCGTTAAGTTGTATGATTTGTTTTTCGTTAAGTTTATTTATTTCTTTTAACCTATCATAGTCATTTAAATCCAATAACATTTTTTGTGCAACCCCATAAGGTATGCATATTTCTGAAGTATCTTGAGGTTTTGGTTTTTGAGCTAAACTATTAAACCCAATAAAAAGAATTAATAGTAAAATTGTTATTCTATTCATCTTAAAAATTATATCTTTTTCTAAGCAAACTATCTACTTGTTTTTTGTCTGCGTTTTTTATCTCTTCTTTTTTTTGAGTGTAGTAGTTATTAACTTCCTTTTTTTCTATTTTTATATTTGATATTTTTTTATCAATATCTTTTACTTTTTGATTATAAGAATTGATTGAATCATTTAAACTTTTTTGAAGGTTTTTTAGTTCTCCGATGTGTTTATCCAATTGCTCCAATTTATATTTATCCAACTCAGACATTTCTGGTTTTTTTGTTAAAATCATTATTAAAAGATAAATGATGGCAAATACACCAACACCTATTAAAATTTTTTGCCAATATTTTTTTAAAAATTCCATATTATTCTTCTTCTGTAAATTTAGTTTTTTTCCTAACTGAAATTATTTTCGCCCATTTGCTTTTAAATTTTTCAAAAAAAGATTTTAATTTGTTTGTTAAATCAACAAGCTCTTGGTCCAATTTAATCATATCCCCATTTATATATACACCGTTGTTTTCGCCAATAGAATAGAAAAACTCAACGTCAGCATCAACTATCTTACCACTCCATTGAACTGAATTACTATAAACATTTAATACTCCAAAGTCTGAAAGGTCAGATACTTCATTAACAAATTCTTCCATGGTTTCTTGATAAGATTGTTTTTCGTCGTTTGTTAATTCCAACTCTTTTTTATCTTTACCATGAAGAGTTAAAAGACCTCCCGATATACGATAAGTTTTACTTTTGTCTTTTTTTACTTTATCAACATCAACTTCAGTTTCTTGTTCCTCATCTTGTTCGATGTTGTCTTCAATACTTTTTGCCATATTAATTGGTCCTACTTGTTCTTGCAAAAGTCTAGACCTTTTCAACAACATTTTTATTTCATCATACTGGTTCATATTCTTCTAATAATTTTTCAAAATTGTTAAAATTGAAAGATGGGTTTATATCTCTACAGTTTGAATTGTAATTGCTTTTTGTTGCAACTCCGTTAAAGTTTTCAACTCCCGATAATTTGACATTTGTTTTTGTTGTCTTTTTATCGATGTTAAACTTTTCACACAACTCATGTGTTAAAAAAACCAAACTTTCAATTTGTTTTTGAGTATATGGGTCCCAAAAAAATTGTTCTCTCCATTTTTTTTCAAAAACTTTCTCTTTATAAATATCACCTATCCAATTTAAATAGTTTGTTTCTATTGGTATTTTTTTTAACCAAGTTAAATTCTCTAAAACAATAGTTATAGAGTTTTTGTCAACCGACTCATCACCTATGTAATTTGAATACATATTAGGTTCTGAAATCATAAATATTTCACCACTTTTATTAATTAAATAATTAGGTAGATGTGGGTTATTTTGATTGTACCTGTGTAATAATGATTGTATATAAAATCTATAAGGCCTTTTAGTGTCGGCCAAAATTATTTGACTTTTTTTGTCGTTACGAGACAGAACTTCAGATTCTATTAATTTTGAAATTACCTGTATCATTCTTAGTGTATGAAAGTCTTCTATTTGTTATTGTTTGAGTTTCTTCTGTATTATTACTAATAATTTCTTCAGGTGTTTCCTCTACTTGAGGTTCAATTATTTCTTCCATGCCATCTTCTGTGACATCTTCTGTGACATCTTCTGTGACATCTTCAATCACTGGTTCTGTTTCTTCAGGAATCCATTCCCAACTATCATTAATACTTAATAAACTATCAGGAACATTGACTTCCTCTTCAACTTGGTGGGTAAGTTCGTGGGGAAGTTCATGGGGAAGTTCGTGGGTAACTTGGGGGGTGACTTGAGGGGTGACTTGAGGGGTAACTTGGGGGGTAACTTGGGGGGTGACTTCTCGTTTTGGGGAATCATCTTCCTCATCTTTTCTATTATTTTTGAATGCTTGGTTTGTTGCAATAACTAATGTAATAGCTAATGGGTCAAACACAAAAATTAAAATTAATATAAAGATGTTAGCGGTTTTTTTAACACTCCATCCGGTAAGTTCACTGATATATTTTATGGTTCCAAGTTCATTACCTGAAATCTCTTTTGATTCTAATTCAAGTACTTTTATATCTAATGCGGTAATACTGTCATTAAGAGCATCCACTTTACCTGACATTTTGTCACGATTTTCAATCGCCAATTCTAATTGTAATTCAAATGATTTACGATTTGCGTTATTTGCTCTTGTTACAACCTGACCTGTTTGTCTATCCACACTTTGAGTTGTGGTGTTAGTTGATAAGGCGTTTCTTAATTTTGAGATGTCTTTATCTAATATTTGTTTTTCTTTTTGGTACTCGTTTTTAATTTCCTCAAATCTTTGTTTTTTTACTTCAATGTTTTTTACTTCCTTCTGACCGATTTCAAGTTTTGCGATATTGGTTGAAAATCCTGTACTTAAAAGTCCATATATCCCCAATGATGTAATAAGAGATAAAGTTACAAGAGCGACAGTCATATATAATTTTAATACTCCGTAAGTTTCTTTCCACTTGTCGTGAAGATATGTTGCGATGGCAATTTTTGATAATTCTAAAAACCCACCCATAATTATTACAGGTAAAGCAACTCCAACAAACACAACGGATAAACCAACAACACTATAATACGCCGCAGTTCCTGATAAACCGAGAGCACAAAACAACAAAAACCAAGGTAGTAATTTTTCTTTCATATTAATAACTATAACAGATAAATATTAAAGATAAATAAAACCCTCACCGGCGCCGATGAGGGAGTGTAGTTTCATTCTACCGTATAGATAGAATTGAGGATTCTCACCCAGGGCTCTTCGTGTCCCATTCCGCCGAGTTGTAAGGGTAATCTCGGTTCAACCCTATAAGTAAATAACTAATATGTTATTGCCTTTTATTCCTTCTATTGTAACTCTTTTTGATTTTTTTTCTTCAACATTAGTCTTTAAAAACTGACCATCATTTGAAAATGCAGATGTTATTATATTGAAAAAATTACCATCTTTATTTAGTAAAATTTCAACATAATTAAAATGCTTGTCGTCTTCA